CACCCTCTAACCCTCTTTGTATTTCTTTTTTTGAATTTGCTTCTGTATGATTATCTACACTAGAGTTGTGACTTTTAAACAAGTCTATGTAGCTTCCAGAATACCCAGAAGATTTAGCTTGTTTTAATAATTCTAGTCTAGTTTTATTATTCACCCGTACTATTAGAATTTCTATCTGCGTTAGATGTTCTTTCGTCTGATTTTATTTTCATCACATCTATAGACTCGTCAGCCCTGTTAGATCTTACATCTTCTTTTTGGCTTTTGTCTTTTATAAATATGTCTTGCTTTTTAATTTCTAACTCTTTTTCTTTAACTTGTATTTCTCTATCTTTAATTGCTTTGTTAGAAAGTATTTTTTCCATCTCTACTTCAGATTTATCTGACACTTCTGCTGAAATTAAAGCTTTTTCAATTTCAACTTGTCTGTCTTTCTCCTTATTCATATTCTCATTCTCTAACTTCATTTGCTCCATTTGTAATTTCTTCTCTTCCATTTCTGCTTGAGCTTCTTGTTGAGCTTGAGATAATTTTTCCATGTGAGCTTCAGCTTCTTTAATTTTAGATTTAACTTGAGTAAAACTATCAGAGTCTATAGCTTCAGCAACTATAGAAGCAGGAACTCCGTTTTGAATCATAGACTGAGCTAATGATTCTACTTTCAATTTCTTTTCTAAATCAGCGCCTCCGTCACTTACAAATACTCCATATTCTGATTCCATGTGTGATAGAGAATCTACAGATAAAAACTCTGCTGTTCCATCAGGCATAACATACATAGTCTTCTTCCCATTAATCCAAGCCTCTTTAGAATAATCTAACATAGCTTGTAAATCTCTTTTTTCTAAAGAAGAATATTTTTTAAATAAATCTTCTGTTATATGAGAAGACTGCATAATTGCTTGTTGAGAAGTTGCTTTACCTTCATAACTTCCTACTTGACCTTGTCTTTGTCTATTAACTCCAGAAACTCTTTCCCATTCTAATACTATAGATTCTAATAATACAATATATTGTTCTATAGTTTTAATAGATAAATCTAATACAGATTGATGTTGAGGTGATAGTTGTATACCTTCTTTATTATAGTCTACCCAAGCAATACCTGTAGCATCTACATAATACATAAACTTATCCATGTCCCATTTCTTAGGGATCATATTAATATCAAACTGTGCAATAATATCTTTTGATTTAGAAATAGCTACTTCTAATCTATATTTAAAAATATTATAATTTAATTGGTAAGGGATTCCCAGAGACACTAAGGATATGTTTTTAGAATTATAGTCAGAGTACCTCCTACCATTGATAGGTAATTTACATTTAGAGGGATTATCCATGGACGTTCTCTGGTTTAATACGGGTTTTAAACCTACGTATATATCCTTACCAATTTTTGTTCCTTCCCAAACTTCATTTGTCCACTCCCATCTTAAAGTTGCTTGCGCCTCTTCTTCTAATCCTTCTGGCATTTCAAACCCGTCTGGTACTATTTGTTCTTCTTCCTGGCCTGTCATTGGATCCATATAAGTTAAGAATCCTAATCTTTTTCTTGACTTCCAATATACAGTTATAACTTCTATTAGTCTAGATTCATTTCTTCCATCACGTTGTTGTCTATTACTCCAAATAGAACTTTCTGTATCATATATAGTTGAATCTTCTAATTGAGATGTTTCTGCGCTTGTTAATTCGTCATGGTAGAAATCAACAATAGTTGACGCGTGTGCAAATTTTCTAACAGAAGCCCAGTCTCCATCTTCTACAAATTCTAAATCTGGATCAAGATCATAGTCTACATCTAATGGATTTAAAATTTCATAAAACACTTCATCTCCTCTAACTCCTCTGTGCGTATACACTTCACCTGCTACTAAGAAATTAAACCAACCTTTTCTAAACTTATCTTGAACTTCTTCTGCTTGTACTAGAAAATTTAAAGATTGTTGACCTTTAGTAGCTCTTATGTCTACATATGTATTATTAAATTCTTTTACTATATTTTCTGGTAATGGGATTTGCTCTGGATCTTCAATAGGCATTCCCTCCATCTGTCCTGCAGCTTGCATCTTAGATATGAACTGTTTGTGCAAAGCGTTCATAATTTGTTGTTTCTTTTCTTCTTCTCTTTGATCTACAGCATCAGAGTTAGTTACTATAACAGAGAAATTAAAAGGTCTTTTAGATTTTTCTCCTAATAACAAATCAATAACTGGTTTTATTATTGGATAGTTTCTAAGCCTTGAAGGAAAGTTTTTTCTTGATTTACCATAAGGTTTAAGAACATAGTTGTAATCATGCTCATCTATTTCTCCATTGTAGAAATCAAATAATCTTTTTAAATCGCCCCTTCTATTACTGACACTATATGTAGTACCATCTGTAAGGCCTATAAAAGCTTCCACACATTTCTTAGCCCACTTCTTAGTTTTCTGTGCGCTTTTTAATTTTTGTTTTGGTATTTCTTGATTCATCCGCTCTGACTGGTTTCAATTAACTTACAAATATAACAATTTATCTTGACATCTCATAGTACTTTTAAATTTTTGGCGCGTACATTATTAATATAACACTTATAATTAATAGTGATTTTGATCAAACCAGGCATTAGCAGAATTATCTTCTAAAACTTCTTTTACTTCTGCATTATAAAGTTCTCGCGTATGATACATTCCTATCATTAACGACATAACTCTATCAAAGTTGCCTTTATGATTAAATTTTATTAATTCTGTTATAAGCGCTGGATCATTTATAGTGTGTAGATTTAAATATGTATTACCATCAACATCTTTACTTCTAGGTGTAATTAACCAATCTCTTATATAAATTTCTCCTTGACGCTTCCGTGCTTCTGTCATATGCATTCCATATTGTCGTCGTACTTTTCTAGATTGCAATTCTCTTTTATCTAACATTTCAAACTCTTCTTGTAGTCTGTGTAACTTTCTATGTCTTTTTGCGTAAGCAATTACCTCTCCTCGATCATTTTCAAATCCAATTTTACACCCATAGTAATCTGCTAGCATAAACATATTCCTATTAAACTCATCTGACGTAGACGGTCTTCCTACATAAGAAGCTACTATCATATCATCAGGAGTAGATACATTGTTTGGCCGTTTTATAATAAATACACTACCTAAAGATTTAGAATCTGCTGACTCACTTTGACCATATGGATCATGACATGCTACATATAAATTAATAGGTACTTGCTTTTTTACATTTCTATATGGCGATTCCCAAATTACAACACATCCTGAATTGTCGTCATCTTTTTTATGTGGAAATTTATGAACTGGTTTTAAGTTAGGATTAGGTTTAAATTTTATTTCTGAACTTGCTCCATAATATAATTCTCCTGCTGTTCCTAAAGAATCTAAATTGTGTACTTGAATTTTATTATATTGTTCTTTTAAACTAGCTATATCAAATAAATTTGCACTTACTTGTAATGTAGCTTCATTAGGTGAATAAGGATGCTCAGCTATATATTGATCTAATGCTTTTGGATCAGAACTTCCTTTTTTCTTTTCTCTTTCTGTTTCTTGAAAGACTCTAGATTCTGCCTCTAAAGAATTTCCATCCTCATCCATAAAGCCATCTAAATTTTCATATATTGGTATAAAATATCCACACCTAGTTCCCATAGCTCCTTCATCCCATTTATTTTCATAGTCCATGCAATCGTATGCTGCAGGATTATAAAATATTTCTTCCATAGCCTCAAAGTCATTCCCCTCAGTACCTCCCGTACCAAAAGCTACCATAGTACCCAATGTTTTATTTCCCTGTCTCATTGTTGGCATAGTTACTTCCCAAGCTTTTAATAGTCCTGGGAACGACCCTGCCTCTTCAAAAAACACTAGCTCTCCTGCTTTACCCCTCACTTTGTCTGGAGCATCTTTTAACGACACCCCCATTATTTGAGACTTCATACCTAACTCTACTTCAACTCCATTAACTTTCTTTTTATATCCAGACATTTTACTCATCTCTCTATCTCGCAAACGTGGTTGAGCCCATGCAGTATTATCATCTATAAAAGATAAGAACTCCCATGCTTTAGATAAAAGTCCATCACCAATTAAATATTCTTTCTGCCCTGCAAATACAAAGTTTTTAGAATTTCTTACATGGAAATAATTACGAGCAAGCATAGATCCTGCTTTATAAGAATAACCTTTACGTCTTGCTTTCAAAACAATCATATGCCTGTCGCTTTTTCTAGCTTTGTCTATCTCATGAAAGTATTTATAATCTCCGTCGTAAAAAGATGGAAAGGTTCTATCACGTTTTGCTTGCATAGTTCCATCTGGTAGTAATACATCTACAGCCCTATCAATAGGACAATAATTTAAATAAAAATAATGAAACCCAGTAAGATAAATGCCATCAACTGTATGTCCATGTAAACACCTATTTCTTTCTCTATCCCAAAATTCAAAATAATCTTTAGTTCCAGGTAAAGCTGTAGTATACACTTTATGTTCTTTAAAGTAGTTTGCTGCTTCACTAAACTTAAAAGTATCTTTAAATTTCTTTTCCAATGCTATTCTTGATTTTCATTAACTCGCTGCATTTTTCATATTCTTCTGTTGAAACAAAATGTTCTAATAACATATCTATTATCATATCAGACTTACCATCATCTGCACTTGGATTAAAAGGAAGGGCTACATTGCCTACTCCTCTGTCTAGTGCGTTCATTAGTTTATCAATAGACGTTCTATTTGTTACTAATAAATATGCGTTATTCATAGCTTGATTAAAGAGTTCAAGGTCATTTTCAAATTTTGCCATTACTCATTATATTTATTTAATTCTACACCTCCTCGTGTGCTTGCTTTTTCTTGTTCTTCTCTTTTAACTATATCTTCTAATTTAGACAATCCTTGAACTACATCTCCTACTTTAGTTAAATTAACAACGAGATCTTTAGCTGAATATATAGGTTTACCATTATCATCTAATATTGTTAAATCTATATCTTGGAAATAAGTTTCTAGTTTCTTAATAGAGCTTCTAGCAGCTTTCAATAATAACACTGCATGAGTATCCATTAAATTTGTATATCTATCACAGGCAGCTTTCACTACTTTGTCGGCTTTCCATTTACCTTCTCCAAATATACTATCTATTATCTTTTCTTCTTTTTGTTCTCCATCATAAACTGCATATGGTGAATTATGGTTACACATAAAATAAATATATGCAAACTCTTTTAATGCCGTTTCTTTACCTGAGTTTCTATCTCTCTTATGTATCTTCTTAAATTCTTTTATTATTAAGGCATAAGGAGATGCAGATGCTAAATTATTATTTATTATTATCAGGTCTTGCATCTTCTAAAATTTTTAATAATTGTTTATCTGTGTACATTTGTTTAGCGTTCTTATAATTAACATATTCATTTGGATTGAATATCATTTTAACCTCAGTTAATATATTGTTAACTTTTCTAATAGTCCACCTTCTACCTTTAAGGGATCTCTTTAAAGCTTTTAATTGTAATCTTAAACTCATAGCGTAAATTTTTTATGTGTGTTACCAGTTACTAAACAAATATACGTATTTTCTTCTGTATAGATGCGCCTTCTGCAATCTTTGTTGTGTATGTTTAAGTAATGCAAGAACTTAAATATTTTTAATATCTTTTTCATTTTTTAAATTGTTTATGTGTTTTACTCTGTTTTTATCTACTGTAAACTTTCCTAAATAGGGTAAACGTATAGTATCAAAATTTCCTCTCTTTATAATCTTAGCCGTAAATTTAAATTGAGAATTTACTATTTCTTCTACTTGTTTTATTGTTAAGCCGTATTTATTTGCTAAGTGGTAGATTATTTCTTCTCTATTTCTTTCCATTTAGTTTTTGGACAATTTGATGTTGCCCATTTGGCTTTCATAGGCATGTAGCACCCGCACATTTTACAGGTAGCTTTTTGTTGGTTTAAATGCTCACACGTTGAACATGTTTCTAACCTTTCTTTATACTCGTCTTCAGTTACATTAGGTCTTCCTTCTTTAACATAGTTGTAAACTTCAGACGAGAAGTTACTTATTAATTCAAATATCTTCATCTCTTTCTGTTATTAAGTCTATTAATTCTCCATTTCTATTGTATACTACAACTATAATATATGGCAATCTAGTCCACATTTGTATTATATAATTAGTATCTTCTGAGTACTGTAACCGTAATCTCTCCTCCATCATCTGCTTTTAATAATTTATTTAATGTATATATAGAGTCTGTAGTATGTATAGCTTCTTTAT